AAGGAATTAACATTTAAACAATTATATGGGGGTGTATTTGATAAGTATAAAAATATACCATTTTTTAAAGCAATGAATGAATATGTAGATAAATTATGGGAATTATTTAATACTACAGGTAAGTTAGAATTAATAGGAGGTAAAATATTAGATAAATCACAAATACAGAACCCAACACCTAATAAAATCCTAAACTATATAATTCAATCAGCCGAAACACATAATAATGTTATGTCTGTAAAGCAAGTAATAAAATATTTGGAGAATAAACAAAGTAAGGTTATATTATACACATATGATTCATTTCTAGTTGATTATTCTTTAGCGGATGGTAAGGAGGTTCTGGAAAAAATTAAACAATTATTTGAAGTAAACGGTTACGTTATAAAAGTTGCATATGGCAGTAATTATAATTCTTTAAAGTATATATAATATTTATTATGGATTACGAAATTAATTTTGACGATTTGGCAAATAAATTATTCTGCACATTTACTACTAAGGATGCTCTAAATCCTACTGTTGATACAATCAAGGGACAATATCAAATTTTATTTAATAAAATATTTGTTCTATATGTGGAATCAACTAATGAATATGTGTGTACTTATAATGTTGATTCATTTAACATGTCTGATAAAATATTAGACAATACAATACTTTTACATAGAAAAAAAGAATCTAACACTCTATATACAATTAATGCTTTAAATGATTTAATCCGATCATTAAATAGTGGTAACCTCGATACTAGTTTTAAAGTGAACTGGCAAGATTATAAAAATTGCATTTTACTAACTACCGGAGGTGAATTAAAAAAATTAGATACCAAAATACATGAAATAATTAATTTCTAATTTGGTTATCTAAAAATAGGTTATTACATTATAAACGTTTCATTAAAAAGTTATAAAACATGGATTTAAAAATAATCTCAAGCAAGTTAGAACAACTTCAGTCCACATCTGGACAAAACAAGACCCAACAGAAATTTGATAGAAGTCAATATTTTTGGAAGGCACCTATGGGTAAATCACAAATTAGATTTGTCCCATTTAAGGAAAATAAAGAAAACCCATTTAGTGAAGTTTATTTTCACTATGGAATTGGAAGCAGAACAATGATTTCTCCTATTAATTATGGTGAGAAAGATCCTATTGTAGAGTTTTCTAAAGAACTTCGTAAAACATCTGAACCTGAAAACTGGAGACTAGCTAAAAAGTTAGAACCTAAAATGAGAGTTTTTGCTCCCATAGTAGTTAGAGGTGAGGAAAATAAAGGAGTGCGTTTTTGGGAATTTGGAAAACAAATTTACCAAGAATTACTTAGTTATGCCGCTGATGAAGATTACGGTGATTTTACTGATGTAGTATCAGGACTTGATATGACAGTAGAAGTAGTTCAAGGTAATCCTTATCCACAAACTTCAATTAGAGTTAAACCTAAGCAAACACCATTATCAGATGATAATACATCAGTTGAAAAATGGATTAGCGATCAACCTGAGTTGTTAAAATATTATAAGAAATTTACTTATGATGAAATGAAAACAGCACTTCAGGATTGGTTAAATCCCGAGGATACATCTGAGGGAGATACAAACGATACACCTGCACCTAGTACAGATACAGGTTATACGTTAAATGTTAAGAAAAAAGAGGAGTTTAACGAGAACGAATTCGAAGATTTATTTAAAGATTAATTAAATGGGTAGAAAAAAAGTTAGCCTTGGGGGTGATATCTCCAAGTCTGTAAAGGGAACATTCTCCCTTGATAAATTTAAGGCCGCAAAAGGTCTTGGAACTTCCAATAACACATTCAAAGAACAAGAATGGATACCATTGTCACCTGCTTGGCAGGAAATGGTATCATTACCTGGAGTTCCTCTTGGTCATATTACTTTATTACGTGGTCATTCCGATACTGGAAAAACCACTGCTTTACTAGAGGTAGCTGTTAATGCGCAAAAAATGGGTATACTGCCCGTCTTTATTATTACTGAAATGAAATGGTCCTGGGAACACGCAATTATGATGGGCCTAAATGCAAACGTAGATAAAGACGAAGATGGAAATACCGTAGGGGTTGACGGTAATTTTATTTTTGCTGACAGAGGACAGCTACCAACAGTAGAAGCTGTAGCAGGATTTATGGCTGATTTGATGAATGAACAGAAAAAAGGTAATTTACCTATGGATATTTGTTTCTTATGGGATTCAATTGGTTCTGTTCCATGTCAAATGTCAGTTGAAAAAGCTAAAAATAATAATGAATGGAATGCCGGTGCAATGTCAACTCAATTTGGTAATTTCATAAACCAAGAAATATTACTTTCACGTAAAGAATCTAGTCCCTATACTAATACTCTAGTTGCTATTAATAAAATATGGGTTGAAAAACCTATAGGACCTATGCAACCACCTACTATGAAAAATAAAGGTGGTAATACAATGTTTTTTGATTCAACATTAATAGTAACCTTTGGTAACATATCTAATTCAGGAAATTTAAAAGTAAATGCTGTAAAAGATGGTAAAAAAGTAGAGTGGGCTAAGAAAGTTAAAGTAGCTGTTGAAAAAAACCATATTAATGGTGTTACAACTACAGGTAAAATCATAGTTACACCTCATGGATTTATATCTGATAACAAAAAAGATATAGATAATTATAAAAAAGATCATCAAGGTGAATGGGGTGCTATTTTAGGTGAAGGTCCAATTGAAATAGTTTTAGAAGGATCCGAGGCCGAAGATTTTGAAAATATAGAGGCCTTAGATGAAGCAACTTTATAAGAACATTCTCAATAACTTGCATGAGGAGTCAAATCTAGAGCCCCTGCACCTAAATAGCAGGGTGCTCCTGATTGATTCAATGAATACATTTTTACGTTCATTTGCTATGATTCCAGCTATAAACCCACAGGGAAACCATATTGGGGGATTAGTAGGTTTTATGAAATCGTTGGGTTATGCTATAAAGTTGATAAGACCTACTAGAGTAATTTTAGTATTTGATGGCCAAGGTAATATTACTAATCGAAGAAATACCTATTCAGATTATAAGGCAAATCGTCAAATAAAAAGAATAACTAATTTTAATGTATTTTCTTCATTGGAGGAAGAATCAGATTCCGTTTCTACTCAAATGTTAAGATTATTGGATTATTTAAAAACATTACCTGTTAGTATTTCTATTATTGATAAAATAGAAGCGGATGATACTATTGCTTATTTATCTAATAAATTAAAAGATGATGTTATAATTTATTCCGCTGATCAAGATTTCTTACAATTAGTAAATAAAAGAATTACAGTATTTTCACCAATTAAAAAGAAGTTTTATAAACCACAAGATGTTTTTGATCAATATGGTTTATATCCTCATAATTTCATTACTATGAAATGTTTAATGGGTGATAAATCAGATAATTTACCAGGTGTAAAGGGGTTAGGTCCTAAAAAACTAATGAAATTTTTTCCTGAAATAGCAGGCAAGGAAAAATTTACATTACAAGAAGCTTATCAAAAAGCTAGTAATAATGTAGATGAACATGGAATTTATGGTAATGTTCATTTATTTAAACAACAATTAGAAATTAACTATGAATTAATGTGTTTAGAGGACATTCAGTTAATGGAAGCAGATAAAAAGGAATTGGATGAATTAATAATTACTCCACCTTATAATTTTAATAAGACAAAATTTCTAAATTTATACCAAAAAGATTTACTAGGAAGAGGAATTCCCAACACAGAATTTTGGTTATCTGAAGTATTTTCTTATCTTACAGCCCAGAAGTTAAAATAGTTATGACATTAAAGAGTTTATCTCAATACGGCCCCAATTTTCAAGTAAAAGTTTTACACTCACTATTAAAAAATAAAAAGTTTATACTTAACATCAGAGATGTTATTATACCTTCTTATTTCGAAAATCAAGCACATCAATGGGTAGTTAAAGAAACATTAAAATATTTTGATGAATTTCATACTACTCCTACATTAGATTTTCTTAAAATTGAAGTAAAAAAATTAGAAAATGAGGTATTAAAAACCGCTATAGTAGACCAGTTAAAAGAAGTATATAAATTAGTTAATAGTGACCAGGAATATGTTGAACAGGAATTTTCTAGTTTTTGTAAAAATCAAGCATTAAAAAATGCTCTATTAAAATCTGTTGATTTATTATCTAGTGGTATGTTTGATGATATTAGATTAACTATAGATAATGCTTTAAAAGCGGGACAAGATAAAAATATAGGACACGAATACTTAAAGGATGTAGAATCACGATATAAGGAAGAAGATCGTCAAGTGATACCTACTCCTTGGCCTATTATTAATGAAAGATTGATGGGAGGATTAGGCGGAGGTGATTTTGGATTAATTTTTGGATCACCAGGTGGAGGAAAATCATGGGCTATGGTTGCCCTGGGTGCTCATGCAGTAAAGCTGGGCTTAAATGTTGAGCATTATACACTGGAACTATCAGAAGGTTATGTTGGTAAAAGATATGATGCGCATTTTATAAATGAAAAAGTTAATACCATTCATTTACACAAGGAAAAAGTTAATAAATATATAGATGACTTATCTGGTAGTTTAACCATTAAGGAATATTCCCCCGGTCAGGCTTCTATATCTACATTAGAAGGTCACATTCAAAAAGTAACCGATATGGGCTATCCCCCCGACTTGATTATTTTAGATTATGTGGATTTATTAAAAAGTATTAGTAGCTCTAAGGATGAAAAGGAAAAATTAGATAATACTTATGTAGCTGCTAAAGCCCTAGCTAAGGATTTGAACATACCAGTTTGGTCTGTTTCACAAGTAAATAGAGCAGGGGCCAGGGATGAAATTGTTGAAGGAGATAAAGCGGCAGGTTCATATAATAAATTAATGATTACTGATTTTTGTATGTCCTTATCTAGATTACCTAAAGATAAAATTAACAATACTGCTAGATTTTTCCTAATGAAAAATAGATATGGTATGGATGGAATGACATACTATGCTAGTATGGATGCTTCAACAGGTATAATAGAAATGGATGAAAATCCTACGGAGTTACCAGAAGTAACTTCAAATAATAATAATAGGTTTGGTAATGAAACTACTAAGGATGATAAAAATACAATGCATCAACTTCTTCAACATTCTTCTGTATAAAAGAATTAATTTTAGGAATATATATTGTATTTATCACCCCGTTCTAAAAAAATAAAATTTATAAAATGCGAGACATAACTAAAGAAAGAATTGTATATAAACCCTTTGAATATCCTGAAGCACACGATTATTGGATGAAACAACACCAAGCACATTGGTTACATACTGAAGTTCCCATGATGTCCGATGTTAATGATTGGAAACAAAATTTAAATGAAAATGAAAAAAACATCATTGGTACTATTTTAAAAGGATTTGCCCAAACAGAAACAGTAGTAAATGATTATTGGACTAATTTAGTAACATCTTGGTTTAGAAAACCAGAAATTATTAAAATGGGGGTTACTTTTGGTGCCTTTGAAACTATCCATGCCGAAGCATATTCATTATTGAATGAAGAATTAGGATTAGATAATTTTGCTGAATTTTTAGAGGATGAATCTACAATGGCTAAAATTGAAACATTAATGAATGTTAGAGATTCCCATGATGGTACACCTGATTGGAGTGCCAGAGCTAAATCATTAGCAATTTTTTCAGCATTTACAGAAGGAGTTAATCTATTTTCTTCTTTTGCGGTTTTACTATCTTTTAAATTAAGAAATTTACTAAAAGGTGTAGGACAAATAGTAGAATGGAGTATTAGGGATGAATCATTACATTCAAACGCTGGATGCTGGTTATTTAGACAGTTAATGGAAGAAAAACCAGAATTAAATACTCCCGAATTAAGAGAATCTATTAAAGAAGCAGCATTATTATCCTTAAAATTAGAATTAGATTTTATAGATAAAGTTTATGAAATGGGAGATTTAGAAGGCTGTTCTAAATATGATTTAGTTTCATTTATTAAACATAGAGTTAATACTAAAATGGGTGATTTAGGATTAGAACCCGTAGTTAATGGTATTGATAAAGAAGCAGTACAAAGAATGAAATGGTTTGATTCACTATCAGCCGGAAAACAACACACAGATTTCTTTGCTAATAGAGTTACTAATTATTCAAAAGGTGCCCAAAATTGGGACGCAAACGCATTATTTTAAAATGGACGGAAATATATCAGTAGACACTTCCAATTGGGAGGCAGGTAGAGAATATCCTGCTTGGATGGACGAAATATCCCTAGCAACTATATCTAAAGGGTATTTATTACCTAATGAAACCCCTAAAAAAGCTTATAGAAGAGTAGCCGCTGCGGCCGCTATGAGGTTAAAAAAACCCGAATTAGAAAGTAAGTTTTTTAAAATATTATGGAATGGGTGGTTAGGTCTAGCTTCACCTGTATTTTCTAATATGGGTACTGATAGAGGATTACCTATATCATGTTTTGGTGTTGATACTCCTGATTCTATAAGAGGTATAGGATTAACTAACGCCGAAGTAATGAAACTAACTTCACAAGGTGGAGGGGTAGGAATTTCTGTATCTAGAATACGCCCTAGAGGTACATTTATTTCTGGTAATGGCAAATCGGAAGGTGTAGTACCTTGGTGTAAAATTTATGATTCAGCTATAATAGCCACTAATCAGGGTTCGGTAAGGAGAGGAGCAGCATCAGTTAATTTAGATATTAATCATCCAGATATTGAAGAATATTTGCAAATTAGAAGACCAAAAGGAGATCCTAATAGACAATGTTTAAATTTACATCAATGTGTAGTAGTAGACGATTATTTTATGCGTAGACTAG